TGGCGGCTACCGTGGCCGGTGCGGACCTGTACGGCACCAGCCCTAACCCGTCCCTGGAGGCGTTTCGAGCCGGTGCTCGCTGGGGGTGGTCACGTAACCATGGAGACAAGTAACACAGTCCGGCTATATGGTGGCCCTATGGACGGCGAGGTAATAACGCTTCCTATTGATCAGGATCATTTCCACGTGGTAGAGCCTGCCGAAATTCTCCGCCTGATTACAGATATAGACTCGGCTAGGCCCGTGGATACTAGGGAGTGCATGTACTCCCGAGTCCGGAAGACCAAGGACTTCGAGTGGGATGGGTGGCGCGGACATGACTTCTAATCTACCCTTGCTGATACCCAGCTACAATCGGCCAGATGCCCCACTGGTAAAGCTGGCAGCACAGCTGATGGGAGACGATTACCCGTGGTGGGTATTCGTGCGGAAGAGTCAGGCCCGTGACTACGCTGCCACGGTACCCAAGGGCCACATCGTGCCCATGCCGGACTCCAGGGTGGGCACGCTGGGGGACACCAGAAATTGGATGATGCGCTGGGCCTTGCGTGAGGGCTTCCCCATGGTGTTTGACTGGGATGATGATGTGGCCCGCATAGGTCGCAAGCTGCCCGACGGCACACGGCACCAGTCCTGGAAGTCCACCCATAACGACGACCCATGGTTTGACGGACCCGGTTACTGGGAGGAGGCCAGCCACCTCGCACGGCAGGTCTTTGACCTGTACCCCGGGACCGTGGTGGGCAGCGTGCAGAACCAGCGCTGGGCTAGTGCCAATACTCTTCAAGTGCAGTGTGGGAAGACTCCACGCCGTACCAAGATCTTGAACGTACAGCGCCTAGTGGACAATGAGCTATGGTGTCCGCCGGAGTTCCGCTTCCACGGGGAGGACATCGGTAACCTAGCTACTTACCTCCAGTATGACTGGCAGGTATTCACGATCTGTAATCTGGTGTATGATTTCGTATCAGAGACGGACATCAACTTGCCGAGCACCTTGCGGAGCAGAGACGAGGAGCAGAACCGAGCTATTCACAGCGAGGAATTTGACAGCCTACAGGGCTACGACATAAAGGACTATCTTAGGATCAATAAAGCCTATGATGACGGGTCTTATATGTATGGTGATGTAGACTGGCGCAAGTTCAGGAAGCTGACTGGCCAGACCAGCTATACACACAGCTTCACAGACATCATGGACCGTGTGCCCTTGCACAGTGTCCCAGTAACTATCAAGATCTAAGGAAGAATATGCTTATCGCATTCGATGGCCCGGATAACGTGGGCAAGTCCACCAGTGCAAAGAACCTCACTCACGATGGCAGGTCCATCTATAACGCAACTAAGGCCAACTACGAGGAAGCCCGTCAAGACCTGATTGACTCGCAAGAGACCGACCTCGTGGTGTGCTTCGACCGGATCGACTGGTTCAGTCACATGGTGTATCGGCTGGCACTGCCCGACAGGGAATGGAACGATGAGCGGCCTCGCACCGTGTTCGCCATGCCTGATACCCACTTGGTGATCAAGCTGCACCATCCGGACTTAGCTGACTTCACAGCAGACGAAGTCGTGGACACCCCCATCTCACGGGTGAACCCGGTATACCGTCACTTCGCCGAGTTCCTCACAGCGCTCAATAAAGAGCGAGAGTACAGCCTGTTCAAGACCGTTTCAATCATGGAGGTCTTGCACGACCAGAAGACCGGATCATACGCTCAGCGTATGGTATTGTTCGACAGCCCCGTGTTCCAGTGGGGTACCGTGGCAGCTAGGATGGTTGACAGTAACGAAAAGCTGCTAGAGTTGCTCCAGTACGATGAGCAGCAGCGGGTCTAACCCGTATCACGCTCACCTGGACCACCTGTTCAAAGTGAGTGTGTTATGTGCTAGGGCTACCAAGCACTACCCCAAGGCCACACGCCTGGAGGCCGAGGCGGAGTTACTCCGTTATCGTGATAGAGGCCTAATCATTCAGAAATATGGAGAGGAGCTAACCATGGCCAAGACTACCCGTGCCCATGAAGAGCCGGAAACGTTTAGCGGTAAAGGGATCATATTCGCCGTGATAGACGACCGTGAAGAAATGGACACCAGTAGCTCATCTACAATTAGTGTCATAGCTGACGCGATTGAATCGGCGTTAGATGCTGGCCATGAAGACAGTGAAAGTATCGCCCGGTACCTTACCACCAGCGCGTTCCAACACATCCCGGATAAGCGTGTACGCTTCAATAGTGTGCTGAAGGCTGGCGACGTGGTGGGAGCCTTCCTAACTCAGAAGCTGCATAACGCTTACAATGAGCTAGCCAAGATGGTAGACGAGGAAGACGACCCCCGTAAGAAAGCCGAGATCAGGGCTGAGGCTACCGGCTTCGCAGAGGCCTTGAATGTGGTGCTAAGTCCGTTTAGCTGCGAGGACGCCGAAGATCCACGACTTGTCAACTGGGACGAGGTTGACCGTATCACAGCAGCATTCGAAAAGGAGCAACGGTTCGTAATTAGAGAACGTAAAGACAAGATCCACTGAACCTGTATACTGTAACCCCAAGCAAGGAGAACCACCATGAGTGAACGAGACGACATGACCGAACAGGCTTACCACGGACCGGCGATTGTGGCACTGCCCGTCAATGCCTACGAAGAGCACTTGGGCCAGATGGCTCAGCGCTTCTACGAAGCTGCCAAGCTGCCCCTCTATATGTCAGACAAGCCGAACATCGTAGCTGGCCTTCGCGCTGTGTTCAGCGGGGCAGGCGCACCGGCCACACCAGAGCCGGTCAAGGAAGCCCCTGTAGAGCCGGACCACGTCTATGCAGCTGAGCAGGGGCTTGACTACATGCTCGGCCTCCAGAACCAGATCGAGAGCGTCTGGGGTCGCAACGTAGACCCGTCCGACCCTGAAGCGGTGAGCAAGTACATCCGGGAGGTTATCCTGTGCACCACGGACGAACTCCACGAAGTGCTAGCCGAGGTGCACTGGAAGCCCTGGAAGGACAGCCGTGGCATCAAGGACATGACCAAGTACCGGGGCGAGATGGCCGACGTGCTCCACTTCATCCTGGACCTGTACTTGGCAGGGGGTATCACTGGTCGCGAGATCATCGCGGACTACATGGGCAAGCACCATGAGAACCTCGCACGGAACAAGTCCGCGGAATACCGGGCTAGCTGATGTACCCTGTCTTCGCCTATAAGGTGGGCCGTAACCTGCTCGGCTTGACGCGCTGGCAGGCCGAGATGGATAATCAACAGGTGGAGTACTGCCGTCGTGCACTGACAGAGGCTGGGGCTATGCGAAAGCTCAGCAGCGACTTGAATAAGTTCTGGGAAGGCCGCTTCATGCTCATGCAGCGCGTAGTCCTGCCCCGTACAATAAAGCTCCGTCGTCTTCACGACAGCTTCTGTAGGTCGGCACACAGCTAATGACTCTAACTCTCAGAGACTCCCAGAGGGTGGCGCTAGAGCGGTTGACCGAACCCGGTCGCCACTTCGCCGCCCTCTGGGCAGAGCCACGCTCAGGGAAGACGGCAGTAGCCCTCAAGTGGATTGAGCACGTCCGTCCTGATGTGGCCATCATTGTAGGGCCTAAGATCGCTGAAGGAACCTGGAGGACTGAGGCTGCCAAGTGGCTCACGGTCACTTATAGGTTCTACCCGCTTACGGCAGGTAACGAATACCCCACACCCGCTCTGTTCCGTGGCGTCGCGCTGCTGTTCGTGAACTATGAGCAGTTCGGCAAGGCCCCGTGGAAGCGCCTGGGACCGTACCTTGGCAGGCTGTCCACGCGGTTTAGCGGACAAGGCATGATGCTTCTGGATGAGTCCCACATTATCAAGACTCCCCGGTCAGTGGCAGGCAGGCACATCAGGCCACTCGCTAATAAGTGGCACTATCGTCTGTTGATGACCGGGACACCTGTAACGAACCCGAACCAGATAGACGCAGTGTATGGACAGTGGACGTTCCTAGACCCCGCTATCCGCGACAAGTGGGCTAGCGCTAGGGACTTCCGTGAACACTTCGGTGAGTGGACTAACGTCAAGGGCTTCCCGGAGCTAATCCGTCCACGCAATCAATACCAGCTGAACCAGTACATCCAGCCTGATGTCATAACTATGGTCGGCCCCGGTTCGCCGGTACCTATTCACCGTGTGCGCTACCCCGTGCCCGCGAGTGTAGCTGCACAGCATAAGGCCCTACTCAAAGAGGGCATCGTGGAATATGACGGCCACACTGTTATCGGGCTGAACCCCCTGACTCGTCTGCTAAGGATGCGGACCCTTGTCGGGGGCTGGCTCAAGGATGACGAAGGGGTGTCCTTCACAGTGAAGGAGGCAGCACGGGCACGTCTGGCAGCCTTGGGACACGTGCTGGGCAAGTGCAACGGCAAGATCATTATCGCGTGCACCCACCTATGGGAAATCAAGCTGGTGAAACGCTACCTGGACCTCAAGTCCGTGGGGCACTTGGTTATCACAGGAGCCACACCTAATAAGGGCCACGTCATAGAGGCTTTCCAGCGTGACCGGGAAGCTCGTGTGCTGCTGGTACAGCCTAGGACCGTGGCGATGGCGGTAGACATCTCAGTAGCCAACGACCTGATCTGGTATACCAGCGACTTCAACTACGTGACGTTCAAGCAAGCTAGCGACCGTATCAAGCTCAGCCCTGCTAGTCCTAACGTGTGGTTCCTATGTGGCCGGGGTACAGTGGACGAGGACGTGTGGACCACCCTCCAGGAGGACCACGACCACTTAGCCAAGGTTATCAAGAGAATACGCCGTGATTAGCCGAAATATATTTCTCAAACAGGACCGTTTGGACTTGCGCTGTCCCTGACCGTGTGCCATACTTATTTCTGTCAGCAAGTGGCACACCCGCCAAGCATCATACACACACCATCATCAAGGAGAACACATCATGGCTACCCCGAAGAGCACCAAGGCAGCAGTCGCAGACACCGAGCTCGACATCGAAGAGACTGAAGCTGAGGTTGAAGCCCAGCCCACCGACAAGCAGATCATCAACGAGGCCATCAGCCGCGTCATCGAGTCCGTCGAGGTTGCCGGACAGCACAATCGCTATAAGGCCATGCGAGCCATCGCATTCCAGGCGTTCACCAATGCCATCGCCGACGGCACCTTCGACGACCTCGTCGACGAGGCCATCTCCAACGTCAACGAACTGCCCTCCGGCTGGGAAATCGAGCGGGTCGAGAAGGTTGAAGAGGCCGCTCCGGTCAAGAAGGCTGCTCCGGCTGCCAAGGCCAAGGCTGCTCCGGCTGCCAAGGCCGCTCCGGCTGCCAAGGCCGCTCCGGCTGCCAAGGCCCCGGCCAAGACGACCGCTGCCAAGGCTGCTCCGGCTGCCAAGACTGCTCGTCGCCGTCCGACGCGCTAGCAGTAAGTGGGGTTCTCAGCTCAAGGGGCTGGGAATCAAACGACGGGCCATACCTCCGCGTCCCACTAATGCCCGTCAGCTTTTCTCCCCTGTGGAGCTGACGGGCATTCATTCGGCGCGTTAGTGTAACTGGTAGCACGCAGGACTCATAATCCTGAGGTCAGGTTCGAATCCTGGCAAGCCACTGACCCACTCCATTCCGAGATGGGTCACCCCCACATGAATCCTAAGGGATCAGGGGGTAACAACTGAATATCTGGCCCGTCCTGCCTAACAGCAGGCACCAGCGGATTAGTCTCCGTGGAACGACTCCCAATACCTAACAGGAGTCCACCTATGGAATTACTTATCAGCGATGATCTGGCTGAAGTGCAGCAGTACCTCGCACAGTCAACCGCATCGCTCATTGTAGACATCGAGACAACGTCTCTAACTGTCAGCAAGGGCCACATTCTATGCGTCGCGTTCGCCCCGTATGACCGCGAGGACGTGCTGGTGTGGTGGCCCGCTGACCTCGCTGAGATAGCCCAGCTACGCCTCAATCGCATGGTCGCGCATAACTCCCCGTTTGACAAGCGCTGGCTCGTCAGTTATGGCGCTGAGTGCCGAGTCGTATGGGACACGATGTTCATGGCATACCTTCTTGACGAGAACCACCCCATCGGCCTCAAGGGCTTGGGTGAAAGCTTGCTCGGGTATCAGTCGTGGTCTGACGACAACGTGGCTCACTTAGGCGACGAGTTCCTGCCACACGTGCCCAAGGCCCAGCAGACTAAGTCCAAGCTCCGTATCAGCGGATATGCAGGCAAGGACGTCCACATCACGCGTGAGCTTATGAAATGGCAGAAGCGCAAGATCAAGACAAGCCTGAAGCCGTTAGAGGACCCGGTGCGTGTCATGCGGGACATTATGATCCCAGCTATTGAGCCACTGACCCAGATGGAAGACAACCGGCTCCCGGTCAGGCTGGCACTGGTGTCTAAGACCAAGGACCGCGTCGACGCTGAGATAGCGGCTATTGAAAAGAAACTTGATGCCAGCATCCCAGATAAAGACCGCTGGCCTGAGTGGCTACAGAAGACGACCCCCAAGTGGGGAACCACTAATTGGACTAAGTGGTGGCTCTACGTTTATCAGGGGGCACTGTGCCCACGTCGTACTAAGGCGACCAAGACATGGCCCGAGGGCAACCCTGGGATGTCTCAGGAGGACTTAGCCAAGATTGATCACCCAGCAGCCCGGCTCCTGAGCAAGCGTTCCACATTATACAAGCAACTCACCGGCTTCCTGGTCCCCCTGGAGCAGCGCACTGTCGACGGCAGGGTGAGCACCAGCTTCAAGCTGACCGGAACAGTTACCGGACGACTGAGCAGTGCAAGCCCTGGAGACGACAACCCCGGCATCAACTCACAGCAGATCCCCCGAGACAAGGCCACACGTAACCTCTTCGGGGAGCCTAGCAAGGCGTGGATTGAGGTTGACTTCAGCCAACTAGAGCTTCGTGTGGCCGCTGTCATGTCAGGTGACCAGACCATGCTCCAGTTGTTCAAGGACGATCAGGACATCCATAGCTACATGGCCGGGCGTCTCGTACGTGGAGGAGAGGTAACCAAGCAACACCGGACACTCGCTAAGGGGGTCAACTTCGGATTCCTGTATGGTATGCAGTCTAAGCACTTCGCCGACTACGTCCGCGAGAGCTATGGGGTAACCATTACTAAGAAGGAGGCTGAGGCATTCCGTGAGGAATACTTTCTAACCTTCAATGGCCTGCCCGAATGGTACCGGAAGCAGCGCAAGGAGGCGCTCGAGTATGGAGGCGTCCATAACGAATTTGGACGGTTCCGGCACCTGCCCCGCGTGTATCATAGCGACTACTGGGTACAGGAAAACGCCTTCCGGCAAGCCATCAACTCACCAGTCCAGTCCACTGGTAGTGACTTCATGTTGATCAGTCTGGCCCGACTCAGTAAAGACTTGCGCCTGCCAGCACTGGGGGCTAAGCTGGTCACCACAGTTCACGACTCAGTCTGTATAACTGCCCCGTATAAGACAGCCCGAAAAGTGGGCCGTATCGTAAAAAACACCATGGAAAGCGCAGATGACAACCTCTCAAGAAAGTTCTTCCTCAAGGCCGACGTCACCATCTCTCGTTGCTGGGGAGGTGAGCCACTTGCAGAATTCTAAGCCGACTGTAACCATCATTACCAGACGTGAGTCACTGGAAATCCGGCCTGACCGAGTAGACGTGGACGTGTGCATAACGTGTGGCTCTATCGTGTTTGACGTGGTCTCTCATGACCTATGGCACCGGGCCACCAAGTGACCATCAAGAAGATGCCCAGCACCGGGGCTAAGCCTAAGGCCAAGCCTGGAGCATGGCACGGAGCTAGAGGCACTTGGCCCACGACCGCTGACGGCCAGCTCATAATCACTCAGAGCATGGTCAGCTCATTCGTTGAGTGCCCTCGTGAGACGTATTACAGCATAATCCTAGGGCTACGTCCACGCCTGGAAAGCAAGCCCCTCACACGGGGCACTTGGATTCACTCCCTCCTGGAGGAGCGTGGCAAGGGTGGCGACTGGCGGGCACTGCACCAGCAACTCACCGAGAAGGCTGAGAACGAGACCTTTGAAGAGGAAACAGCTGGCCTCGCCCGTGAGTGCTATAACATCGTCCTCAGTTATGACTGGGTACACCGTAACGAGACTCTCACACCGATAGCTGTGGAGCTGACTGTAGAGCGTCCCATGTTCCGCGGGAAAGTGCTGTACCGTGGTCGGATTGACATTATCTGGCAGGACGCGAACGGCGATGTGTGGCTGGGAGATCACAAGACTCACGCATCTCTCCCCGACTGGCGCTACCGGGAACTAGCCTTCCAACACTATTCCTACCTCTGGGCAGTAGCACAGGCTCCTGGATATAAGGCCCTGGGACTGCCTCAGCCGAAGGGCTTCATCTACGACTACTGTCGCACCAGTGCAATTCACACTCCCACTCTAACCACCAAGGGCAAGATCAGCCGAGTGCTGAAGCCCAGTGGCACGACCTTACCCGTGTTCCGTGAGTGGCTTATTGAGAACCACATGATGAGCGTCGTACGTGGCAGAGACCTCCTTGCAATTGAGGACCCAGCTGAGCGCGCATACGTGGAAGAGTTTCTGGTAACCCTGAAGCACCGGGACTATACAACTGAGTTCCGTCGTGATAGGCTGGTCTTCAGCCCAGAACAGGCAGAGCGTCAGCGGAAGTCGTTTGTGACTTCAGCCCGTCGACTGCTAACGTATAAGTGGGATGACCCGGACTGCGTGGAGCGTAACCTTCATGCGTGCTCGGGGTTCATGTGCAACTACAAGGACCTCACTGTAGCGGACCTTATGCACGGCACCAGTGAGATCGAGCAGCGGACACGCTACGTGACCACGCGAGACCCGCTAAGCTATTACCCGAACCAAGAGAAGCAGAATAAGTCAATGGCTTCCAACATAGCTCAGGCTAAGAAAGTGAGGAATAAGAAGTGATATACACTATCTACAGCAGGCCCAAGGTCGGCAAGACAACACTCGCCCTGAAGGATGCCCCCCGTGGTGGCAAGACTGCAATTCTCAGCGCGGACCAAGGCCTAATCGGTATTGATACCGCTGGCCTTACCGTAGAGGAGGACATGAGCTCAAAGAACCTGAGCAAGCTCATGAACAGCACCTTCATCAAGTCCCACGACCGTATCATCGTAGACACTGCGACGGCTCTACATGCGTCCATGTTGTTTGAACTTTCCAAGGGTGGCCAGAGCACTCAGGCTCACTATGGCGTAGCGAATAACGCGCTGGCCACACTAGTCCGGACGCTCCGGGACGAAAAGAAAACCACCATCATCCTCGCTCAAGAAAAGCTCATCCTCCCGAACGAGGACTGGGCACCCGAGGACGAGGACGAGGACGCCGCTGTGCAGACGACGGTTGATTTGTCCCCCGGTGCTGCGAGCGCTATACTTCAGATGTCCGATGTTATTGGACGTCTCTACATTGCACACATCAACGGCAAGCCCGTTCGTCGCTTATGGCTTGGCCCGTCCGCGTCTATTGTGGCCGGGGCACGTAGTAAGATTTACAACGGGAATCCCCCATACCTCAAGCAACCGAGCATCACTCGCTTGAACCAGCTTCTCGGCTGGACCCGCTAGCCGAGATCACCAGAAAAACACGAAGGAACTATCACCATGGCAAAAAAGATTCGCATTGACTTCAGCAAGACCGAAGAGCGTTCCGGCTGGAACACCAAGCACATTTCCGAGGGCCTCCACAAGATGAAGGTCGAGTCGGTTCAGGAGACCGAAGCCGGGGACGGCACAGCGATGCTCGTGTA